GTATTATTACTACAGCATTCAGTTACGATACATCAACTTTCCAATTTTTAAAACAAAGTGGAGATATTACTGATAACCAAATAGGAACCATTAAGATGACTAATGACACAACAGGAACTTTTGACAACACAAAACATACCATAAAATGGTTTTATACAATAACTATTCAAAACAGTGATTATACTTCACAAGTTGATCCTGGGGATCTTATTAATATAGAAAATGCAGCTAATAATACATTTGTCAATAAATATTTATTAGTGAACAGCATAAAATTAGTCGGAGATAATACAATCATAAAAGGTCATACTAACGAAATGATATTAGGTAATGACTTAGACATTGTAGCAGCTAATAATTTCAAATTAGTATTTGGTCAATTTTCAGGAAGTGATGTTAATGCAGCTTGGACTGAAAGAATAGGTTATGCTTTAATTGAAGATATATCTTTGAAAATTTCACAAAATGTAATCGATAAACAATATGGAACTTGGATGGATATTTGGAGTGAATTATCATGTCCTAAAAATAAGAAAAAAAGTTTAGATAGAATGGTAGGTGAAAAAAATAGGATGAGTCTTATTAACAACGCTATAGAAGGAAGAATCCTATATATACCCTTACAATTTTGGTTTTGTACTAATCCTGGTCTTGCATTTCCATTAATTGCTTTGGGTCTTGAGAAAATGAAAATGGATATAAATATAAGAAGATTCGACAGTTTAGTAATACCAGTTAATAATACTACCGGAAAGAGATACAAAGGAATAACAAGTTTTAGTCCAGAAGTTCCAGAATTACTTTCGTGTGCTCTTTTTGTAGATTATGTGTACTTAGACAAAGAAGAAAGAAAATTATTTGTTAATGGAAAACAAGAATATCTCATAGAACAATTACAAAGTATTCAAGACATAACTGGAGGATATATTAAGAATAGTAGTAGTACTATTTATCAAGAATTAAAATTTCACCATCCTGTTAAAGAAATTATTTGGATTTTTCAAGATAAAAATTATGCTACTAAAAGTGGAAATATATTAGACAACAATGGTAATATTATAGGAAGAGCTAATTCTTGGTTTAAGTATAACCATAATCCTTCAGAAACTTTAGCTCAAGCTGGTGATTGTACATTAGGAAGTAATGGAACTAAGTGGAATGGTGTTTACAATGATTTTTTATCAAGAGATAAAGATAATGACATTTTCATTCATGGAGAAGAAAGAGTATTCGCTAGGGGTGGGAAATATTTTTCTGTAGTACAACCTTATCAACATCATAAAAATTCACCAGATAATGGTATTTATCTTTACAGTTTTGCATTGAGACCAGAAGATTATCAACCAAGTGGTACTTTAAATTTTTCAAGATTAGATAATTTCAAACTGAGGTACAAATTTGAGCCTAGAGATAGTGGTATACTATTGGACAAAAGTTTAATTTTAAGTGTTTATGTTAAAAATTACAATGTATTAGCTTTTGAAAATGGTAAAGCAGGTATTTTATTTTCAAATTAATTGAATACGTAGATTTCTTCAAAAATTTTTTCTTTGTATTTATTATATAATATGGGTGGTGGTTTAATGCAATTAGTGGCCTACGGGGCTCAAGATATTTATCTAACAGGTAACCCACAAATTACCTTCTGGAAACTAGTATACAGACGCAATACAAATTTTGCAATAGAATCAATCGAACAAACATTCGCAGGTGCTGTTGATTTCGGTAACAGAGTTACTTGTTCCATTTCTAGGAATGGTGACTTGATTAGTAAAATGTATTTAGTTGCAACTTTGCCTTCTTTGACTGTACAAGAAGCAGCTAGTCCTATAGGAACTCCAGGGGATGCAGCAGTATTAGAATATACTATTGGTAATTTAACAGCTGGCATTACTAATGTTATTGGTACTAATTCAGCACAATCCATGCATTCTGTAAGTGCTGCTTGGACTGAACATGTAGGTCACGCTTTGATTGATGAAGTTATCGTTGAAATTGGAGGTCAATTAATTGATAAACATTATGGAGTATGGCTTGAGATTTGGAACGAACTTACCTTGTCTTCTGAAAAAGAAGAAGGTATGGATGAACTTATTGGTCCTAAGAAAAGACATCAATTGTCAATGTCTGCTAAAAATGAAAGAATTATTCATGTTCCTCTTCAATTTTGGTTTAATCGTAACCCAGGTTTAGCTTTACCTCTAATTGCTTTGCAATATCATGAAGTTAAAATTATTATCCAACTTAAAGAACTAAATCAGTTATGTACTATTGTTTTAGACGGTAGAGGAATTCAGGGAGATTGTAGATCAGATTGGGTTCTTGATACTGATAATGTATTGTCCAAATTTCCAAGTTCTTTTATGGGAGTTGATAACAAAAATACAGCATCAGGGTGTAGAATTCAAGGAACAGGTGTCAGTGTAAAAACTAGTAAACCTCTTAAAAATTGTCAATTATGGGTAGACTATGTTTATTTAGACACAGAAGAAAGAAGAAGATTTGCTCAACAATCTCATGAATATCTTATTGAACAATTACAATTTAATGGTGCAACTAGTACACCTAGTACAGCTACTACTGAAGTTACAGGAACTTACAGAATTAATTTTAATCATCCAGTGAAAGAATTAATTTGGGTTTATCAAGATAAAAATAGATGTTGCCCTACCGTAGCAAATATTACTAAAAATGCATGGTTTAATTTTGGTTGGAATGACCATAATTTAGTTTACCCTGGTTACCTTACAGATTCCGCAACTGCTAATGTGACAGGAAACAATAATTTAGCAGCTAATCCTTTTATTTTGGATTGTGTTGATGGAGCTGACATGCCTTTAGGAACATGCGGAACACCTAAAGATGGAAGAGTTCATGATTTCTTATCTAGTAGTTATACTAACAAAATTCAACTTAATGGACATGATCGTTTTGCACCAAGACCAAATAGTTATTTTAGTTGTGTACAACCTTATCAACATCATTCAAGAGTTCCTGAAAGTCAAATTTATAATTACAGTTTTAGTCTTCGACCAGAAGAACATCAACCAAGTGGTACATGTAATTTTTCAAGAATTGATAATGCTCAATTACAATATTCATTACAACCTATGGTTTTACCAGCAGATGCTGAAAAAGGTTTAAGTCCTAACAATGAAAGCTATGCACCAACTCTTAATTTAATGATGTTTGCAACTAATTATAATGTACTCAGAGTTATGAGTGGTATGGGAGGTTTAGCATATTCCAATTAATTTAATAATTAAAAATTTTCTATAGGAAATAATATTTCTCGCAGAAGATTTTTATTTTTTTTGTTGACTATTACTAAATGGGTGGTGGTATGATGCAATTAGTTGCTTACGGAAAGCAAGATATATACTTAACAAGTAAACCAGAAATAACTTTTTGGAAATCAGTATACAGAAGGTGTACTAATTTTGCTATTGAATCAATTGTTCAAGATTATAGAATAACTCCAGGATATGGTAAAGAAACTAATTTTGTTCTCACTAGGGATGGTGATTTGATAAATAAAATGTATCTTACTTTAACATTGCCAGCTCTTACTCTTAATGGTAATACAAGTACTAATGACTCTGTTGTATTAACATTTAATCACGCTAAGTTAGCTGATGGATTAGCTCAGATTAATGATGGTAATGGTAAAACTTATTTTACAGCTGCTTGGACTGAACATGTTGGTCATGCACTTATTGATGAAGTAAGTATTTTAATAGGTGGACAACTTATTGATAGACATTATGGACTTTGGATGGAAATATGGAATGAACTTACGGTTCCTGAAAGTAAAAAGAAGGGATACGATAATATGATTGGTTATAGAAATAGAAAAGACCTTCCTTATGGGGCTGTAACAAAAAGAAAATTACAAATACCTCTTAACTTTTGGTTTAATCGTAATCCTGGATTAGCATTACCTTTAGTTGCTTTACAATATCATGAAATAAAGATTAATGTTAAATTTAGAGAATTTACTGCTTTACCCATAGTAGTTATTAACCGTTCAGATACAGGTAATAAAATTTCTAATAGAATAGACCTAAATTATGTACAAGGGTTAAGGGCTCAATTCAAAGATAACCATAGACCTAGTATTGTAGGAAATTTTACTCCTAAAATGCAAGATCTTAAATTATGGGTTGATTATATATATCTTGATACTCCAGAAAGAAGAAACTTTGCTATGAATGAACATGAATATCTCATCGAACAACTTCAGTATAAAGGAATGGAAGATACTTTACAATTAGAGGCTGCTAATGAAATTGGTAATTTTTTGAAATTAAGGTACAATCACCCAGTAAAAGAAATAATTTGGTGTTTACAAGACCCTATTGCAAAATGTCCTCAGAAATCTAATGGTATTTACGACATGTCAAAAAATTCTTGGTTCAACTTTGGATATAACAAAGACAACATCGTAAGATTTTTAGGAGACAATGCAAATAGTATTACTATTAATGGTATAAGTAGTGCTGATATGCCTTTGGGTACATGCGGGACAAATACAGATGGTAAAGAACATGAATGGATTAGTAGAGAAGACAAAAATGGAATACAAATTAATGGTCAGAATAGAATAGCACCTAGAGGAGCTGAATACTTTCGTTATACGCAACCTTTACAACATCACACTCATATTCCAGATAATCAAATTTATGTTTATAGTTTTTCTCTTAATCCAGAGGAACATCAACCAAGTGGAACTTGTAATTTTTCAAAATTAGATGAAGCTCAGTTACAAATGTATCTCAGTAAAAATACAGGAATAACAAGAACTTTAAAACTATTAGTGTTCCTTACAAATTATAATATTTTCAGAGTAACTGGAGGAATGGGAGGTTTAGCTTTTGCTAATTAATACGTTAAAAAAAATGGTTTTTTTTTCATTCTTTTAAGTAAAGTATGGGTGGTGGTCTAATACAATTAATCGCTTATGGAGCTCAAGATGTTTATTTAACAGGTAATCCTCAAATAACATTCTGGAAAATAGTATACAGAAGATGTACTAATTT